CATCTGTCTGTGTCTCTCCCCCAAACCCCCGCCGTCCCCGCCCGGCCGCCTTTGGCTGTGCCTTGCTTGCCACGTCCTGCATTGAGGTAGTAATTCCTGTTTGCATAAACAGCATTGTAAATTACCTCGCCGCTGCCGATTTTCGTACCTAAAATACCGCTTTTCTTAAGAAAACCCGTGCGGAACGGCACATAAGGGTCAGAGCGGCGAAGGACTTCGCTGTCAATTGCCTTTTGCACCTTACCGCACGGTGCAAGCCCACGGTCTTTAAGCATTGTTTCGGTAGTATTAAACAGGCATTTAACAATCATTTAACCACCAGCTTTATATGCTGTGAAAAGGGTGATGCGCTCAAGTTCTCCGTTACGGATACGATTTCAAGTGCATCAAAGTTTTTGATTATATCTGTAGAGCTTGAAACATCAATGTCCACAATGCCCTTAACGATATAATCACCTTTTTTCAGCGTGAAGCAGTTGAAGGTTTCTTCTACAGGCAAAGCCTTGTAGGTTGCTTTGTCAACGTAATGCGCAAGAGCAGCGGCAGGAACACGGATAATATAATCCTCGGCACGCTTGACTTCCTTGTCACCGACAAGGAGCTGATCCGTTCCGTGAAAATTTACATTCCGCAGCTCGTGCCTGCTCCAGACCTTTTCACGCCCCATTTGCTTACTGCAAAAGAGGGTAATGTCCGTATGATTTGTAAACATATCAGCATACCCCCTGATAGAGTAAACCCGTACCGCTCAGCTCCTGCCTTATAGCCGCAAGCATAGCGTTCTGCTCCTTGTACTTCAGCTCATCAACGTCATAGTCCTTGTATGTAACGCTGTAGCCGTCTGTGTTCTCGGACTTAATGCCCTGCGGAATGTTCGCAACGCTTGAACGTATTTCGTAGGCTGCTTCTGCGGCGGCGCATACTGCATTTTTGACTTCGTCCGTAACCTCTGTAATACGGTGCTGTGTTACGAACCTTACAAGCCTTTCGGCTTTTGCGGCAAAAACGCAGAACTCTGAAGACGGTATAAGCAATCCGCCGAAAGAATCAGAATAGTAGGTGTAGTCTGCATAAGCCATAACAGCACCTTATGAGAAATCAACAAGAAGGTTTTCATCAAGTTCTTTGATACCATAAATAATATCAAAGCTGACTGTATCCGTTTTCGTGTCGGGGTCATAATCCATAACAACACGAACACCTAAGCCGTTAGCTGATGCAATATATGATTTTGCAGCACCCATAGGTGTTTCAAGGTTTCTTGTAACAAGCGCAAGACCGTTACGGTGAAAACCAAGAGCGTGAGCCTTATTGATAACCTTAACATCTACAGCTGTATCAATTGTCGCAGGGATATTCTGATCAACAGTGATTGTTCCTGCACCGCTTGCGAGTGTTACGTCATCCTGAACAGTATAGAGATAACCATCAACAATAAGCTGGTCGCCTTTTTTGATAGTACCTGTTGCCGGAGAACCTCCTGATACTGTAAATACAGTAGTATCCTCAGTGCCTGTTACCTTATACTTTGTAACTGTTCCCGGTGTTACTGACTGATTTTCAGGGCAGTTCTGAGACATAAATGTTTCGCAGGTATATACCTTGCCGATTTCAGATTCTTTAAGTGCCTGTGAATCACCTTTATAGCTCTGTTTTGCAAAGTTATCAAGGGTGTTATACTTGTAAAGCGTAGTCGGAGGTAATACAAGGCGACGGTTATTTCTCGGTGCTTTTGAAATATCAAGTGCTTTACCTACACCTGCAATATCATCAATTACAGGCTTGCTTGATACTGTAGCAGTTTTTGCGGCTTTTTCAATTCCTACCGCCAGCAAATCGCTGTCAATAGCTTGAGCAATAGCCATAAGAGCAGGCTCTACTACCTGCTTTGAGAAGTCCTTGATGTCAAGCGAAAGCTGTTTTGATGTAATTTTAACAGTGACATCTCTGAAGCGGTCCATTTTTACGGTTACCGAACCCTCTGTTATGTCCTGCTGTGTAACCTTTCCTACAAAATTCTTTGCGACAAATTTTGCAGGCTTTCTGATTGTGATTGTGTCGCCAACCTCAACAAATTCATCTGAATAATCACGATGTACAAGGTTAGCCATTGTCAAATTGCTTTCGAGTACCATAAGTGCTTCGTTAGCAATAACCTGAGGTGTTAAAAATTCATTAGGCATTTAGAGTTCCTTCTTTCTTAATGAGTTCTGCGATATTCCTTATATTCCTCGTAGGACATATCTGAAACATCTTTTTTAATCTGTCCGGATTTTGCACCGGGCGTTGAGCCACCGAGATTAAGCTTCGGGTCAGGTTCTGCAGTCTTGAACAAAAACGGCTTCGTTGTCTTGAGCTTTTCAAGCTGTTCCGAAAGTCCTGAAATTTCGCCGTCCTCGCCCGGGGCAACTGTTGACATATCAAGGTTTGCTTTTACGGACACAACATCAGCTGCGCCTGAATCGGCTATTGCCTTTTCAACCGACTGCTCAAACTTGTAGTCGTTGAGCTTCTTTTCACCGTCAGCCTGTGCCTGCTCAAGCTTTGACTTCCACTCGGGGTCATAGTCTGCAAGGCTTGCGTTTGCCGTTTCAAGCTGTCTTGAAACATCATCATACTTGTTTTTGTCAACGTACTGTCCGCCGGCAAGGTTGCCGAGCTTGACATCTGCCGACTGGTTGACTTTTTCTGCGAACTGGTCAAATGTAAGTGCTTCGCCGCCAAATAAGGCTTTGAGCATTTCCATTAATTCCATTGTTTTTACCTCCTGTGTAATAATTTTTGAAATTGTGTGTTGACATTTAAAGGTCTGTCAGACCGTGCGTTTAAAGCTCCTCCGAGCGGCGTCGGTGTTTTAAGCTCTCCGACAAGAGCAATATTAAAAGCCCCCGGAAATCGGGAGCTTATAAACTGAAAATATGAAATTGTAGGCAAAAGTAAAAGGAGTATGTGTAATACCCCTTTAAAACCCTTTTAATTTCGTTTAATTTGCATTTAATTGAATTTGTGGTGTAACTTTACCTTTTCGATAGAAAATGCGATATAAGGCAAATTCAACCCATTCTTTTTTGTTCAAGAATAGTATCGTATATAAAATACATTTCACGACCCTTTTGATTCACAGTATCATCGTTGTCCATTCCTGAATCAACAGTTTCCATAGTTATCTCATCCTGAAAGTCACTAACATTGTCTACATCAAAATAGACCTTATCGTCCGTTTCTTTTATATTATTTACCATTTTGTATGCATAAGGAATGTGTTTTTTAAGAAAATCAAAATCTTTTTTCTGCAAAAAGAAAGTCATATAAACACCTACTTCAAATTGACTTGTATTAAATTACCATCGTGAGGATTAACTGTTACACCGCACTTATCAGTATAGTGTAAAATACTGTTGCCATTATGTGTGGATTTTGTTTTTCCGTTAATCAAAGCATCTTTAATATCATCTAACGGCACTCCGTTTCTTGTTCTATTCTCGTGGCTTGGATCGTTTTTTGTACCGAATACACGTTCAAGAAAATGTTTGCTTTGAGATTTTATTTCAATGTCTGCAGAAGTTGTTAGTCCAATCAGTTCAGTTTGAACCCTATTATAATATTCTTCGTATTTATCAAAACCGGTCAATGGAGATAACATACCTCTATCTACGGAATTTACATATTTTTTCAAAAGCTCATATCTTGCAGTATCATTATACTTCACTTTATAGTATTCTGCAAGTGTTTTGATATTATTTATGTTATGTTCACTACTCCAAGTTTTATAATGCTTATTTGCGGAGCTGACTGCTTTTTGAGCCGTACTCCTGCCAAAACTGTATTTTTGAACACGAGCATTATCAACCAACAATCCGGTTTTCTCACAAAATGCATTCATTTGAGCTTCTTGCCGTTTGAGCTTTATTGAGAAATCGTCAAAGTTATTTTTGATTGCTTTTTTCATAGACTCGCTTGATGTATTGTTAAAAAATTCATCTTGAGCGGCAAGGATACGTTTTGTTTCACGAATTTTCCGTTCCAACGCTCTCTGATACTGTTCGGCTTCGTAGAGCGTATGCATCGAGCCGTCCGGGAATTCTATATTTTCGGCATCAAGCTCTTTTAGGTCTTTTTCAGAATACATCCGGGTTGAACCCTCAAAGTACGGAAACCAGTCGTGCCGACAGTTCCAGCCCTTGAAGCCGTCACCTTCACCATAGCCTATGTCAGACAAGGAAAGATAACCTTTGCGACCGCTAAGGCTGACTATTTGTCCCTGCCAGCTTGCGTGGGAGGGACGTGCACCTGCGTGTGCTGTAATCTCCATAAGGTCACACCCCAGCTCACGGGCGTTTGCAAGGCAAATTTCGCCTGTTGTCTGACCTATTCCTGTCATAACATTACGGCGAACGGCAACGTCCAACCTGTCACGGTGTCCGGACGGATAAAGCACAAATGCACCTTCGGAAGCAACCTGTTTTATTGCGTCTACAATCGCCTGTTGTGGCGAAAACGCTCCGCTTTCGGATTTCATCTCAGCAAGAGTACAGGCGTTTATAAAACCTGTCTGTGAGGTAACAGCCGTTGTTCGTGTAAGATTGCTTAAGTTGCCCGAGGTCTTTTTGTAGCCTGCTTCAAGCGTTTGCATTTGTGTAGCGGAAACCTTAATCGACTTCGGATTCAGTCCGTTTGCACGATAAATTTCATTGTCATACTCCGTTGCGGTCACCGCCGCATCTTCAAACAGCTTTTGCAACTGTTCTTCGGTTTTGTCGGTGTACTTCGATAGTGATTTCAGAATATCGGAGTTCAGAGTGCCAAGCTCCTGCATTGCGTTAAGCTGTAATTTGCCTGTTTCGGTAATAACACCTGTCTTGCTGATTCGCCTTGCAACATCTCGGACTATTTTCTCCTCAAGCTGTGAATAAAGTTTCAGAATATCATCGGCACAGTGAGCGAGCTGGTCGGGTGTCAGCATTAAGTGCCACCTCCACCGAACAAGCCGCCGCTTTCAGGTAACATTTCCTGCGCTTGGTCGTCATCCACACCGTAACGCCACTTGAGATAATCGGTCTTTTTGCGGATTCCGCTGTTGACCTCATTGAGCTGTATTGCCTGCTCCTTGTCCTTATCTTCAAGCACGCCGTCGCCCCAATTAAAGCTAACTTCGTACTCTCCGCTTGGAGCAAGATTACAGGCATCAGCCATAGCATTGCACGCATATATGTAGTCCTCAAGTACAGCCTCAAGCGAGTGCTGCATATCAGACACAGCTGTATAGCTACGCTGTTTTGATGCTTTGATTTCTTCCGCTGTCTTATCTACATTTTGTGGGTTTGACAATGTGCCGTAAGCAAGGGAGCAGTTAAATTCAATCTGCCTTTTGATTTCATTCAGACCTCTTGCATACGCTTCATCACGCAAGGTAGGATTATAGACGTTGTAAAAGGCTTTGCCTTCGTCATCGGAGGAAACGGCAAATTTTCTGAACAGACGTTCTCTTGTTTCGGGCATTTCAAAACTGTTTGTTTCTTTACCGTCAACTGTAGGCTTTTTTCTCAAAACCTCTTCGCCTGCGTGAACTGCAAGCTCGCCGCCTTTATACTCCCACAAGTACCTGTCCCACTGCATATCGGCTTCCTTGAGCTGCTTTACTGCTCGGCTGTAAACCGATACGCCGAGCGGACTGTCTTTATCAATCTGATTTGCAAACGGCACTCGCCAGAAAGCAAACAGAGGACGGTCAACGCCCTCTATTGTGATAATCGGTTCAAATCCGCTCCATATTTTAAATTTTTCCGGGTCTGTTTCCTGACCGAGCGAATCGTAGGAGCGTGACACAAAAAAGTGACTTTCTATTGTGTGACTGCGTGTTTCGTAGTCATAAACCTGTTTTTCAAGACGGGTGTAATACCATTCGCCCTTGCACTGCTGATTAATGAAAATCGCACCGGTAATATGTTCGCTGTCATAATGTATCGGAATGAAGTTGTCCTGCGTAATGCAGTCGGGCAGGATAACACCGTTCTTGACATACGGCTTGAACACAATGCCACCGCAGGCACAGCCTGATTCAAGTTTTATTCTTAAAACATTTTTCAAGCGTTCATACTGCTTCTGTAAAAATTCTGCACGTTCAGAGCCTGTTATTTCAGATTCAAATTCAATCATAATCAACCGAGCAAATTCCGAGGCTACGGAAGCACCGAGGTTCAACGTCTTGCCGTGACAATCCTTTTTCCAGAACGGCTCATCGTGATATATTCCGAGCCAGTCTTCCATAGCGTCGTCCATATTTTCATAGAGGTAACTGTCGTTGACCTCTTGCGGAAACAGCTTATTTGCGAGGTTTCGCAGCCAGTCTGAAATTATAAATGTTCTTTTGAATTTTCTCAATCGGTGTTCCACCCCTTATACTTGAATTTTCTCTTAAGAATCGTTGAACAGAAATAGCGTGTATCGTCCATTGCGTGGTCGTTTTCCTTAATAACCTTGTCTTCTTCTGATTTATCATCCCAACGGTACATACCGAATTCTTCCTGTGAGGCTTTGCAGTCAGCTCCGATTTTCACAAGTCCGTTTTTAAGCATCTGACCTGTGATTCTGATACCGTTTATAACGTCATTCTTTGCATTCTTCGTGTAAAACTTTCCGTGTCTGCGGATAGTTTCCTTAAAGGATGCAGCGGAAGGGTCTATAACAATATCTTCTATGTAATGGTCGCCTGCGAGCTTTTTAAGCTCTGCGTAATGCTCTTCATCGGTGCGCTGGTAACCTTCTTTACGGCTGTTGTAGTATGATTCCTTAACTCTGATTGCTTCCTTGTCGGTCACGCACCACAAACCCATACTGCAAGGGTTTATAGTACCGTAGTCTACGGATATATACCATTCGCCCTTAAGGTCGCTTTCTTTGCCGTGCCACAAATTTTCTTTAATATGGTCGTTAAAGTCCTGATAAACAAGACCTTCGGCAATAACCCATTCGCCGAGAATGAAACGGCGGAAGAACGTTCCGACATAAAGGCTGTAATACCTCTGCTTGACCTTTTCGGATAAGCTGAGGTTATCGTCCATAAGAAAGCTAAGCCGCAAAGCGTGTTTTTCATCCGCCTTTAAAACCCATTCACGGTAAAACCAGTGATTAGGATTATCGGGGTTGCAGTTGAACCAGAACCTTGCACCCTCAATAGAGCAACGGGCAAGACCCTGCTCAACGAAGGAACGAGGCATCAGAGCAACCTCATCAAAAAGAATTCCTGCGAGCGTAACACCCTGAATCAAGTCCTGCGAGCTTTCGTCTTTACCGCCGAAAATATAGAAGGTGTTTGTTTTGCCTTTTTTGCTGACGGTCAGGAGATTTTCACTGCGTTTGTCCTTGATATTGTAGCGACCGCTCATCATATTAATAAGCGGCTTTATTACGTTTCTGCGGCAAGAGCCTACAGTCTTGCCGCATATGGCAAAATTGCAGTCCGAGAAATTTTCCATAGCCCACATCAGAAACGATATAGACATACTGACAGTTTTTCCCGAACGAACAGATCCGTCTGCAATTATCGCATCATATTTATCCTTTATCCCGTCAACTTTCCACCAGCTAAGTACTTTTAGCTGCTTTCTCGAAAAAGGCTTAAATTTCATCTTTAAAAGCCTCCTTGCCTGCACCTTCGAGTGCCTCAATCAATCCGTCGTCAACGGTTTCTACTGTTTCGGGCTTGAAGTAATCCGCATACAGCTTAACAGCCCGTGTGTCGCCGTTCTGACATTTTTTAATCAGTGCCTGCCGAATTGCCGTCAGCTCATCATTTTCATATTTTGCAATTAAAGCATTTAACTTTTTGCGAAATTCCCTTGATTTTACAACTCCATAGGACAGAGCAAGTGATTTTAAATCTTCAACAATGTTAAATTCCTGCTTTGTGTTTGTATCCTTGAGCAATTGTTCAAGTTGTGACAGCTTATTCATTTTGCACCTTCTTTCTTTTTTGCATAAAAATAAACACCTGTTAAAAGGTGTTTAAAAGCATTTTAATGTATATAAAAAAACAGCGGTTTGTGGTGTTAATTTTAATGTCAGCCATATGAACTAATTACTGGAGGGATTATCCATGGACGAACAAACCGCTGTTTTTAACTTAGGTATGCTCCGCCATCCGCTAACTTGAGGTTATCGGTAGCTTTGCTGTATGTCAGCCGTGTCACATCAAGCAGAGACGAATCAATCCGCTGTCTGTTCGGGCATTTGTTCGGTAAACGATACTGTAAGCTCAGTCGGCTCACCTGCAAGGGTAATTTTGACCGTTGCTTTCTTGTATCGTTTCTGTACTTTCACAATTTTATCTTTATTCTCAGCCAAAAATCCGCTGACAGTTTCGTAATTATTGTCAGTAAATTTAAGCACCGAGGGAGTTTTCAAAAGTTCGCTTAAAGTTAGAATAAATTTAGACTCTTTGTCAGTTAGAGGAATAGGACTTGTACCGCCGCCGAGTAATCTGATAATGTGTGGAATACCTTTGAATACATAATACTTTGACCACTCATAGTCCATACGGACAAATACATAGCCGTCAAAAAGTATATGCGGTTGGGTTATCCACTTGCCTTTTGAGCGTATCAGTTTGTTTTCAATCGGCACAATGGCATCATAACCACGATGTCGGAGCTGTTCCGCAACAGCATGTTCTTGTCCTGCGTTTACATACAAAACATACCACTTGATGTTCATCGTCCTTGCTCCTTTGCTTTGAGCTTGTTGATTTCGTCCATAAGCTCGTTGTAGAGCCGTGGATTACTTTTCTTGATAGTGTCATAAAGCAGGCTCTGATTTTCTTCGAGGGCAAGTATCTTGTCTGACTTAACGTCCGTGTCGGTCTTACGCTTGTATGTTACTGCTCTTGCGAGGGCAGTAGCCTGTCTTAAAAGGTCTTCGGCAGACACTTCATCGAATTGTCCTTCGTCAAGTTTTGAAATGGCATCAAAAACCTTTTGTGATGCCATTCTCAAAATAGCCTCTGCAGGGTCAATTTCAGGATAACGCTCGGTTTCGGTGAGTATCATTCTGAAATTTTCCTGTGCGATTCGTAACTGCTGAGCGTTCGCCAAAAACCTTGATGCGTAACGGCTGACTGCCGCCTGTGACAGCTGTTCGCCGTTTTCTGCAAGATAGGATACAATCTCACGATATGTCTGTCCGCTTACAAGCATCTGATCTACGGTGTCTTTGAGGTCAGAGGGCAGTTTGTCGATTTTTCCGCAAGCTCTGCGGTTGTTTCTGCTCACAATCACACCTCAACCGAGTTATCAGTAACCGAACCTTCGAGGAGCTTAATGCCCTTTGATGAGAGTTTTGCCTCAAGTTCTTCATACGGCACATCTGCGATGTCGGCAGGCTCTTTTGTTTTGATATGACGGAGCAAGATGTATTCCGACAGAAAGAGGTAATTAACAGATGACAGGAAGTCATGTTCTGATACATTGCTGATTGCAAATTTGACATCAGACAGTTTTTCATAATTCACATGAAGTATGTTAATAGTTCTCAAAATCTGTCCGTTGTTCTGCACGAAGTTTCTTGCTTTGATTTTCTGCATATATACCTCAGCATCGTTAGTCATTATTGTTACCTCCTCTTAAAAGTTCCAAAATGAGCTTGTTTTGTGTCTTTATTTCGTCCTTAACCTCGTTTATAGAGTTGTAATAATCCTTTTTTGTAAGGCAGGTGTCCTTGATTTGCTCAACATCAGTTTGCAACTTGCTGATAGATTTGTTGACATCGGTTTTAACATCTTTCAGTTCGCCTTTTGTTACATAGGACAGCTGAATTTCTTTGATTTCCTTGTCGTGTCTATCCGCTTCGTTAATTGTTCTTTTGAGAAAAAAGCTGATAATAGCTATAGCTCCCGAAATTATAAGTCCAAAGAGCCACCAAGTGTCTGCCGCAAAGTTCATAATAAATTACTCCAAAAAAAATAAGGTATCATTAAGTCTGTAACTTAATAATACCTTATTAGTTCATATTACCGTAGAAGATAAATTTCCTATATTTTATTCAATAACTTATGTTTTAATATCGTCAAAAATGCTTAACTGACCGTCAAGTCTATCGTTTGAGCAAATAACTCTAATGTACCGCTCGGACAAATCGTATTCTTTTGCAAGCTGACTACTGTTATAACCGTTGTACTTTGCTTTAATTTCAGCGTTACGCTCAATTTTCTGCAATTCACTGTACTTTTGTATGTAGACAGTATCGCCTCCGAAGATTTTACATAATTCAATATAGCTTTCAATGCCTATTGTTTCGGCTATATCCCGTTGTGTACCTACCAAATCATCAAGATTGATTTTCACCAGCCTTCCTCCTTTGAGCACTGTCAATGTACTTTTTAAGTTTTTCAATCAAGGTTATGCCCTGATTATATGTCAGCCACCTAAAAGGCTGCTTTGATGTACAGTCAATTTTCAACTCCTTTTTGATGATACCACAGAGCCTGTCACCGAGCTTTGCTGTGGTAGGCTCTGTATCATATTTTTCGAGCTGATACATCAACTGCCAAACCTTCCTGCGTTGACCGTCTGACATTTTTCCTCTGCCGCTGTCCTCGTACTTTTTCTTTTTGTACGGTTTCGGCGGCTCTGTAAGATTCTGCAATTTAAGCCTCTCGGCAAGCTCAGATACAACCGTTTTATACTCATTCTCATCAAGACTGCGTATGCTTTCCTTTTGAGTAAGACGATAAACAATCGTGTGCAGCATATCGTTTTTGTTGCCTGATTCTAATACCCCGAGCCGTGCCGCCATTGCGTATATTCTTTGCGTTTGCTGAGGTTTTAACATACAAAACACCTCATCAAACCAAAGAGCTTAAAGATATCTTTGTGCTGTCCTCAACAACAAAACTGCTTTGAATTTTCATAAGAATATCATCAATATGACTTTCGTCCATTCCGTTGACGGTAAGCAAATTCTTAAAATCCTGCCATACAGCCGCCTCTGAAATGAGGTAGGCATACTCTTTTGCATCGTCCTCCGAAAGGTTTGTGAACTTTAAAATGTTGTTTACATCCTTATCGTAGTTAATGCCCTTGCATTTCTTGACAAGCTGTTTGCGTTCGTCATCAGATACACCGTTCATCTGTTCAATAACTTCTTTGACGGTGCATCTTACAAAATTGCCCTTCCACAAACCGATGAGCATTCTTTTTGCCGGAGCAGAGAGGGAATATTCTGTCTTTTCCGTAACCGCATCTTTGTATGCTTTGCCAAAAATTGAGAGCAAAAATGAGTTGTATGTAATTTTGAGAGATTCCGAAGTTACCGCTGTAAGCTCTGATTCTGTGCCTGCATAATGGACACTCTTATATTTGGTGTTTTCAAGGTCTTCCGAGCACTGCATAATAATCTCTGCTTCGAGTTTATCTTTGCGTGCCTTGAGCTTGCTCATATCTGCTTTAATGCCTGCAAGCTCATCAATCTGCTTTTTTAAATCAGTCATCTGTTTTATCCACCTTTGCAAGTAATTTTTCGGCACATTTGCGGCAGATGATAACATTATCTGCAATGATTACATTTTCAACTGTACCGCAAAAGCGACAACAGGGAGCGGACGGTTTAATTGTAACAGTGCCGTCTGTACTTGTTTCAATGTCAACAGCATTGCCCGGAAACAATCCTGCTTCGCCTCTTATCTGCTTAGGCAGAGTAATAGAGCCGTTTTTACAGATTTTCTTTGATGTTTTCATATAAATTGACCTCCTGTTCAATATGTATTGTTGTCCTCACTCTGCATTCATACGGACTTGTGACCGTTCCCGTTGGCGGAAGTTGCATTAAGGTGAGCGGATTATCTCCGCTCATTAACCTCTTTTATTGCACATATAAAGCCTTCTAAAGTTCTATCTGCAAAAGTTTTGCCCATATTTTTTTCGAGCTTTTTTATAACTTCAATTGTTAATGTCCCTATTTTTCCAAGAATATCGATAGCATTTCCTGTTACAACAGAGTCGGTTGTTTTGTCAGAATTTTCAACCGAAATTATTACTACCTTTTTTTCACAAACAGCGGTTTTGGCTTTTTTAGCAAACGAATCTATTATCGCACCACTCAATTCATTTCCAAATTCAACTGTGTAATCTTCCATTTTTATCCCTCCAAAACTTAATAAAATTCAATGCTTTCATTGTTATCAATAAAGTGTTTTTTCATTTTCTCAAAGTTTGTCCAGTATGAAAAATACTCATTGTAACTAAACTTGTCTTTAAGTTCCTGCTTAGCTTTCTTGCTACGAGCTCCGTAAAGCTTGTAATCCTTTTCGGTAATTATTGACCGTTTTTTACAGCAACAAAATCTCCTGCGTTCTTCGCAGTCTTCCATAAGCCACTTGCCCCTAAATTCATCATTGACATAAAAGGCAATAGCGTTCTGAAACTGTGACTTTTGTGTAAGGAACAAATGCACTTTATACCCGTCAATTTTAAGTGTTGTTCCCCGTGACATAACAAATTTCAAAGATTTATCAACCTTTTTCCACTCTTCTGCGGTCATTATTGTTACCCCTCCTTCTACTTTTTTTTACCTTTCGGCTTTCGCCACGGATCATCCAACCAACCCAAACAAGCAGGAGCACCATAGGCACAAAGCAAATTTCTCCGCCTGCTGTAAAGCTCCTTGTACCCATTTGACCGAATGCGGCAGCCATTACTACTCCCGTGCTGAACCCTGCGGCGAGCAGTAACACAATTTTTCTTAACGACATTTTAAATCCCTCCAAATATTGTTTAAAACACCTTGATACGCATAGCTTTTGCCATTGCTATTAAGCCCTCATAGGTTATGTTTCCATTGTCTACGGCATTGCCAAACACATTGCTTGCTCCTCTGATACCCTGTTCAGACCTTGCAATGCCAAGTAAAAAACTTACTGCTCGTTCATCGGACTTAACGGCAGGAAACAACAGCTCAATGTCGGTGTTTTTAATTGCTGATGTATGCCTTACTTCGGTAAGTTTTGTACGGTTACGAATCTGAGCGAACGCTTCTTTGCTTTTGCCGGTATTTGTAACGGTTTCAATGTTTCCGACAAGGCAAATGCCAAGCTGTGGGTTGCTATCAAAAAAAGCTCTGATAGCCTCAATGGTTTTAATCGGCAGATGCTGTGCCTCATCAATGATGAGTACCTTGCGTTCACCTTCAAAGCTATCTGCAAGTCTTAACCACATTTCATCTTTGCGACCTGTTGCGGTGATTTTCTGTGTTCTGCAAAGCAGTTTTAAAAAGGCACTCAAAGTTACTAAACAGGGGTTTACGGACACATAAATTGCTGTTGCAGGATAATCTTCTGCATACTTTTTACAAGCCATTGTTTTTCCTATGCCTGCATCGCCACACTCTATGGCAAGACCGCCCTTGAGATGACACAAGCGTATCGTGTCATAAACTTCCGTGCTTATACTTGTAGGCTTGTAGCTGTTGAGCACCTGAGCTGATTTGAGATTCTCTGCAGCGGCTTTTGTTTCAAAAGTCTCTGTTAAAAACTTTTCAAAATCACTTAAATTACCGTTATAACGGTTGTTCAAGTAGGTTGACAAAGTCGCTGCTGACTTTCCGAGAGCTTTTGCGGCTTTGGTTTGAGAGCCACATTCTTCAATAAAGTTCCTTAATTTCTCCTGTAATTCAGGGTTGGCTGACATTATTTATTCCTCCTTCTGTCGTTGTTCAAGATTTCTTATCATTTTTGCCTTATCTATCGTTACGATATTCGACTGACCAACTGCCATAGGCAACTGCTCTGCCGTTTCATCGGCACGGTGTACTGATATAACCTTCGGATTGATTTCTTCGGCATTTGCTTTGTTTTCCTCAGCGGTTGCAAGCACAAGATTGAGTGCTGTCTCTTTGCCAAATGCGGTAATCTGACTTGCCTTGAGTTCCTGTTTGGTGAGTTTTTCAAGGCTTTTAACTTTACGCAATGCCTGAGCAACCGCATCTTTAGATGCTCCATATGCAAGGACTGCTTTGTTGTCCGTTGGAGCGGTCATTATATAGTTATCATCAAGGTCATATATTCTGACTTTGGATATATCCTCAGGATCATATCGACAGTAAACCGATTCGCCGAAATGGTTCAAGATGAGATCATCGTTGTAGTAGTCGATTTTTTCTCCTGCTACAGTAAGATGTACGCCACGCCTGCCGACTTTCTGACTTCTTGTGCTTCTCATTAACATCAAGTTGAGGTCAAGCTCTGAGGCAACTCGCTTTTCTTTAAGTTGTTCTCTGTAAACCTGCATTCGGCTTTTACCGCTGTCTGAGCTTACCGCTCCACTGTAAGGCTTTTCATTCATATAGTAGGTTAAGATGTCCTCGACCGCCTGAGTAAACTCATAATCTGTGGGTATGTTGTCGGTGTCCTTGATTACCTTTTTAAGTCTTTCGGGTCGCTCTACAACATTACCGCCTGTATAAGTCGGAAACAATCTTGAAAGCCTGTCCTTGACATCTCGAAATCGTCTTTCAATGATTTTTGCCTTAGCATTTCGTACTATAGCATTTGTCATTTTAATGCCCAGCCGTTCAAAAACGGGTGGAGGAGCAAATTTGTCTTTTTGACTCTTTTTCAATCTGTGACCAAGTCCGCCGACATCGAAAGTCAAAAACTCTCGACCGTTATCTACATATATATTTTCGGGGATTCCGTATTTTACAATACCTTTTCTCAAGGCAATCAGTGTAGCCTGCGATGACGGTGCATCGGTTACATAGCAACCCGTAAAAATACCCGAACGAGCATCAAAAAATGCTGTAAGATAAAGTCTGTGGATACTGCCATTTTCGCCTTTGGTTTGTACATCAAATGTGTGGTTATCTGCGATCCACCATTCGTTTGATGCCATACCTTCGTAAGTTCTGCGTATGTATGGAGCACATCGGTCACGGAACGCTTTCATACCTTGTCGTCCCATAATTTCAACTGGTTTAGGTATCGCCGTTTGTACTTTGCGATAAAATGATGCGTAAGCAGGGAGTGGTAATAGCTGTGGAGCTTCTCTTTTAATCCACATTTCTGTGTATTCGTAGCACGCTTGGATAGGGTGTTGTGCTTCGTCAAGGTAAAAACTTAAAAAGCATTGCCACACTTCTTCGGGGATTGACGATGTACCTTTTTTCCAACTTCCACGATTGTCAAGCAGTCCTGCAAGATCATCGGCTTTTAAAGCCTTTTTCTTTCGGTACAAAATTCCCTTTGATATGTTAAGGTCGGGATTAGCGACCTTTTGCAGTTGTACAAATTTTTCGGTTGCAGGTACTTTCTGTAACTTTGATGTTGCACAATACTCATCCCAAGCATTAAGTATCCTTATCCATTCGGCAATCTCTTCACGCTGTACCGCCGAAAATTCATCAAATTCCTTGTGGGGTCGCTCCGTCTTGCGTTCGGGGAGCAAATCCTCAGGAATTGCTATTGCGTGCGATTTGTAGTATTTAAGCTGTTCCGAGTGGGATAGTTCATTTAAAGGTATCAAATATTTTTTGCGGTTGTTTTGGTTTATTGTTTCATCACCCTGAAGACTTCCATTGTTTATGAGCATTTTTACATATCGTTCAGAGCAACCTTTTATCCCAGCAACTTCCTTTGCCGTTAGATAAATCAAAAAATCACATCCTTTTGACCTGCCATCATCAGAGCAGGGAGGTCATTTCCTGCTGACCGCCTTGCGGCGGTTTCGGCTTTGTGGTATTATTAAAAAAAGGTGGTGAACTGTATGGATATAAATTTGTTTGATATAGCGACAAGTGCAACATCGTTTGCTAATATACTCTTAACAGAGAATCTAAAGAACGACAATAATTTCTCTGTTAGTACTTTAGAACAAATTAAGAAAAATATTTTTGAAACAAAGTATGCCAATGATCATGCAACTAATATTGCAATCGGTGCTATACTTTCATATCACGAACAATTAAGAGCAAAATTACTTGAAGAAGCAAATATTGATATCGGCGAAATCAAGTCTTAATTTTTTTGATTCGTTTTATTGCTTTTGCAATATCTTCCCGAGTATAACCGTAGTTTATTAAGTTGAACTTCCGCTGACATCTTTTGATGTTGGCGGATTTTTTTAGTTTTACAACTTCGTCAGGTGATAATCCTGTTTCCTCGTATTCGCAAAGTTTTTGCAGTACTTCTCGTGTCTGACCTACCGACAATTCAGCCGGAATGAGATGTTTGCTTTCTTCTCCAACATAAACAGTAGTTTGACACAGCTTTTTTGTTAATCTGTCCATAAGTCCTCCTTGATGTGACATTCCTTATTTGTGTAGTGCGTACATTCTTCAACTGTGCAATCTCGTGGCTGTCCCGTATCAAGAATGTAATAACAAATCGAATAGCCTTTGTTGTTACTATGGTTTAATGGTCTGCGGTGTCCGCACCCTTTACAGCGAGGGTTCACTTTATTACACAAAATGCTCTCTCCATAAATTCTTTGGCAGCGGCATTTCTGCTTGCAAAGTAACTGCCGCTGTAAGGATCTCCGTCTTTGTCAAGCCACCATACAACCCAAGGCTCAACTGCATTTGGGTTGTGAGCCATAACAACACGGTTGTTTATGTTGCCGATTATTTTGTATCGGTTAATTGTTTTGCCTATCATAATCAATCTCCTTTTCTTGCAAAATTTATTTCCTTATCTACCAGTGTGTTTACTGATACCTTTAATGCTTTAGAAAGACCATATAAAATAGCGATGTTCATATTCTTTTGTCTTTGTCCCTGTTCAATAAGATTGTAGTAACTCTCAGATATTCCCATACTTTTAGATATATCTAATTGAGTTAGCCCCTTTTTATTTCTCAAATCAATGAGATAAACACGCTTTTTCATTTAATCACCGTCCTCAACTTTGCATATTGTCAAGTTTCAAGTATATAATACGCCTTTATTTACTATTTGTCAAGTTTTTTCTTGACATTTTGCAAAGTTTAATTTACTTTACTAATAGTAAAGTTTATAATAATAACAATAGGGGCTGAGCTTATGACTAAACTAAAAGAATTACGAAAAGAACACAAATTATCAATGAAAGAATTAGGAAAAATTCTCGGTCTTTCTGAAAGTACCATTTCTCTTTATGAGGCAGGAAAAAGAGAACCGGATATAAAAACACTTATAAAAATGGCTGATTATTTTGATGTAAGTGTTGATGTTTTACTTGGCAGAGATGAAACAAATAAGGAAGAAATTCTTGATACTGAATACAGAGAAGTAATTCGTGATGACCATAGCTTATCTATGTTTAATTTTGAGAAGATGTGTGACGAGCTTGATGAACATAGTTTGGATAGAATTCATTCTGTTTTATATTCTTTAAGAAGAATTCAATATAATGATGCTTTATTTGCCAAAGATAAACAGTACTTGTTTTCTGCAATAACTGAATTGATAGGTAGAATTGAACGATATGTTGATGATTTTCGAACAGCAACGGATTTCGGAAAAGTGTTCGATTATAGTTTTCACAATAAAAGATTTATCAACGGTGAAGTTGCCGTATTAAAAAGAATTACTAATCTTATAACTCCTGAGCAGAAGCCTGTTGCTGAAAGCACTATTGTAATTCCGTTCTATGAAACACCGGTTTCAGCAGGTACTGGCTCGTGGCTTGGCGATGATATTTTAGCTGAATGGCTTACTGTTCCACGAAATGATATGACTACTTCAGCTGATTTTGCGTTAAAAATATCAGGTGATAGTATGCAACCTAAATTTTCAAACGGCGAAACCGTGCTTGTTAAGCAAACATCAAGTGTCTTTGAAGGCGAAATCGGGGTTTTTGTACTTAACGGTGAATCGTATATTAAAAAATTAGGAAAAAAGGAGCTTGTTTCACTTAATCCAGCCTATAAGCCTATACCTTTACACGGATTTGATGATGTTCGTTGTGTAGGTAAGGTGCTTGGTGCACTTAATATGTAAAAATATTCATTTAATTGTATTTTTTTACATAACTCAACTTGTCTGATTTTTTCAACATTAAAAAGGTCAATATGTTAAAAGTATAGATTTCATCGGAATAGGAAGTCACTTCCCTTTAAAATTAAAATACTTCCTATTGTTTAAATGTTTTAATCGTATAGATAAAAGTATATTAAAATCCTATTTATGCCGATTTAAAGCCCTTTTAAACGCTTTTAAAAGGTTATTTTTAAAAAATTAAAGCCGAGCAGATTCACAAATTTTTCGTGATTTGCTCGGCTTTTTTGTTTTCGCACTCAATAACAAAACACGCCGC